CGCAGACGCAACCGTGTTGAGTTCCGGATCTTGCTGGATCTCAAGCTGGAGATCCGCCAGCGATCCTTCCAGAGACGCCGACATGCGCATCAACTCTTCCGCACGTTCTGCTTCCGCGAGTTGGCTAAAAAGTTGCTTGGACGCCTCGGTGAACCCCACCACGGCCTGACCGATTTCGAGTACTTCCCGGATTGGTTGGGCCGAGACACCCGGCAACCCGACCATAACAGCGCTTTCAGGGATACGCGGCATTATGCACTTGGCCTCCGGTAACTACCAGACGGAGCACTCGCACTACCGTATGGAATCGTGGTAGCACGACCACCTGGACCACCACCCGACAAATTCGCAATCGTGCTTGCTCCGCCGAGGATCGTTGAACCAGCCCCGAGTATTCCTTGTGTGAGTGCGATCTGCCCGGCGCTTTTGAGATCCTCAGCCCGTTGCTCAAATGCGAGTGCTGCTCGGAGTGCGTTGGTTTCCGCATCCGCAGCCGTTTGAGCTATCACGTCGAGCGGTGTGCCCTCATCAACTTCGACCCCGGCTGCAGCAAAAGCCGCGCGCTGCTTGCCCTTCAAGCGTCTACCCTTGCGGCGCTCGTCCGCAGCCGCCTCAACCCCGCGGAGCCGTGCGATCCGAGCCTGCCGCTTCGCAGCGCTTTGGGCCGCGACCCCTGTGCCAATTTGTGCCCCAGCTTGGGCGAGCGTCGCTACCGCAATAAAAGCATCAAACATTTTTCACCCTGGCGTAGAGGTAAGTGTCTTCTCCGTTCGCAGTGTAGCGGCGCATACGACACTCCAAATCGAATCCGAGCCACGTCAAAAATATAGCTGCATCTTCGTGGTCTGTTCCTGCCGTTGCCTCGATCCGATGAAACCCAAACTGATCTGCCTTTTTGAGATCTCGTTTCGCGTGCAAGCTAAGCAGCGTCGGGTGCTTCATAAGCAAATCATCAGAGAAAAGCGCCCAGATCCGAGCTACCCCAGGCCACATCTCGATGATGCCGTAAGCGCCGACGCACTGACCCCCGTCATGAATCGCAATCGCGCGCCCCTCCAGCGGGATGAGATTCCGCGCAAACGCATCCCTACTGTGCGAAATGATCTTCGTATCCGACTGGAGCAACTGCGGGTAGATGCTCAGAACATCCTCTTTGGTCGCCTGCACGAATTTAATCATCGCGTCCCCGACGATCGATCCAACCGCGGGTAACGATGTAGTTCGTTGTAGTACTATCCGCCTTCCGGATGAAGATCTGTTGACTAGTATTCGTCCAAATTCCCAAATCGCCGCCGCCATCATCTAGCGCATCATTTATATACGCACCCAAAGGTGCGCCTGTGTGCGTAGAAGCTTGGTCTGTTTCGAAAGAGGGACGAATCTGCAGTGGATCTTGGACAGCACCCTGATGAGAAATACGAATCAACGCTTTTACCCGGACGCCAGCGGGGACCGAAGCAAGTACAACCGTGATCCCAGCACTAATATCTGCGGTAACATTGTCATAATCAAGAACCGGCGCAACCAAATAAATCTCATCACCGATCTGCTCGAAATCCGCGAAATCCGGTGTCGCGGTAGAAACGAAGCTGTGGAGTTTGCGGTAGCGAGCAGAAGCACTGAGTTTGGTAATCACGGCCGCATCGGCAAGCAAATTCGCAGCGCCGATATCGGTATCCCAACCAAAATCGTAGTTATTCTCGTCCTCACTGATGAGCATAAAAAAGTGCCACGTATCAACTGCCGCAGCAAAACCTGCTGCAGACGGAACTCCGCCGCCGCCATCACCGGGATCCCAACTCCCGCTATCGAACAACTTACCAAAAGCTGCGTTGGTATTTTTAGCACTCACTTTATCCTGATCACTTGAAGATCCACCGCGGCACAGACCCACACCGACGTTAAACTCAGTCGCCGATGTTCTCGTAATGGTGAGTCCGGACAAATAGCCTCGTGGGGCAAAATCGGACCATCTTGCATTCACAATACCTGCAGCAAGGACTTGGCCCTGAGATCCTTTAGGGAACCTGACCGCGCTTCCATCCGAAAAACCCTGGATAAGATCACCGCGATCTGTGATCACATCTTCCTGTGCTTCTATCGTGGCGCGTGCCTCGGCTGCGTCTGCATCGTCGAGCAGCGTTTCCATGTAGGTCGAAACAAGCGCAGTATCCACGGGCGCTGAAAGTGCAACAGGATCGCCCTCACCGTTGAACCCCAAATATCCGCCTGCACGCTCAGTACTGGTAGGAAGGGGAGCAGGAATATCATCTGTGATCGCTACCTTCAGCGAGCGATCGATTTCCCCCTGCCTATCCTGTGCCAAATAAGTTACCTTGTCGAGCGCAGCTTCATGAGTTTCTGCCCCGAAACTGTCGTTCTCGACGTAATTCGTGAGTTGTGTTTGTGGTGTATCACGCGTGATCGTCCACGTAACCGTTGACGGAAAATCCGTAGCCCCGTCAACCGGAGTCACTTCACCTTCTTCATGGCTCCCCCCTGTAACGGTATAATGCGTACCCAAAGTCAGCGTAGTTTCTACACCAGTTGTTTTTACACGCTGTGTCACCACCAAATCCGTATCGTCGATAAACGGAAAAGTCGTGGGTAGCGCTGTATTCGCGCCAGTACCTTCGTAAGCCTTACTGTTTGTTTCAGTTGATACTGTCATCGTCCTGATAACTCCACATTGGGGATGAGTGCTACGAGATTAAAAGGAAGCGGTTGCGGTTGGCGAACTTTCATCCGAGCTTCGCGCGACCAGCCGCATTCGAGCGCCATGATCTTGTCACCTGTAAACAACGGAGGCGGCTCATCCATCGGATCACCGGCAGACCGGAAAAAGATCGGGTCGAACTTATCGAGATCGGGGTTATTGCACACCTCGCCTCCGAGTGTCCGATCAAATCGCAACGTAACGCTGGGGATACGCTTCTTCCGCCCCTGAGAGCTGCCCCTTCGCGATACGGGCTCGATGTTGAGAGTGTCGACCTCAGCCATCGGATAAAGCCCGATATGAACCTTGGTGTGAGTCCTGTTGAGCGTGATCGAACCATCAACCACCGTGCAATCAGGATGCGCACCGCCCCCTGCAACAATTTGAACCGTTTCGCCTTCTAGGTGATCCAGACCCGTGATTGTGCTCTTCGCTACGCCGTTGTAGGTCAAACCCGAATCCACAAAAAACGCATCTTCCTGGACATCGGAATCCGCGAAATCATCCTCGATGAACTCCACATAACGCACGGTGGCGCCGTCAATGGTGCGCTTCACAACCAACCACACCTGATCATGCGGAATGTTGACTCTGCCGGTGCTGTTGGGATCTCCACTGGGCGACGGGATCACTGTGACGGACTCAACCACTGCATCACCATCACCGAAAGAACCCCCAAGAATATGCCGGTGCCATCCGAACACGCGCTGCGCAGCAGAATCGGTAAGTCCTACGAGGATCCCGTCGTTGCGAACACCCCAGACAACCGAGTTGGGTTCTTTCGCGTAGGCGATTTCGTCGATACCAGACAACGTGATGTGATCCGCGAGAAGCGTTCGATCATCCGCGATATAGGTATCGCGCTCCCCTTCGTAGCCCACAGCCAACACTTGGCGCTTCGTTATACTGACGTAAATCGAAATGTCGTCCACATGCACAGGATAGACCGAAGAAACGCCACCTACCGTGCTGCGCTTGATCTGGACATTGGTCGGTGTAATCGGTTCCAATCTAGTCGTTGCCTGAACCGGCCAGATCCCTCCGGACGTACCGAGAATGAGTGTGCGGGTTGCATCGATCCACCGAATTGCATTCGCCTGATCTGAAGCGATCGTGTAAACCAGACCACTATCATCCTGCACTGCGTCATCTAGATCAGTCGGTGAAAACGTCTCGAACAACGAAATCACAGACGCATAAACCGTCTGCGCAGCACCGAGATTGGCTCCTACCCAAAGCCGCTGCTCATGGAAGGCGAGCACGCTAGGGTAGCCGAGATTAAAAGCAGATCCGAACGCGCCGAGCCGCCATTCAGTGGTTGTAGCGGCTTCGGCGAAATTAGATTTGATGTCTACCTTGACGTGTGTTGTATCGGTGAACTCAACAATCTCAGCCCAACCGACACTGCCATCTCCACCACCCTGTTTCGTGATCCTCATCAACCGGCCTACATCAGTCGATTTGAATCCGACTCCGCCGTTAATCCCAGTCACAGCCGAAGCCGTTACTGTAACGCCATTGCCTGATGTCGCTGCGGGATCCAGCGTTGTAGCCGTCGTATTTTCAGCGAGATACGGGCCGTCCTGAAAATCGACATCCGCTAAAGTCCAAACTACATCACTCGTGCGGGTGATCTTCGCAGTCGGGCGGCTTGGATAACAGATATAAAGTGAATCCACCGTCTGCGAGAATTTTAGATCCGGAATCTCCGCAGTCGTGTAAGCCGTCACCAATTCTACCGGCGAACCACCACTCTCGATGATCCCCTCATCTGTGTAGAAGCGGATGAGATTATTACTAAACTCCAATACATATGCCTTGGTCGTGGATACCACGAACGACACCAAGCGAGTCTTGTTCGCAGAATTATTGACCTCGGACACGAACCGCGTACCAGAACGATGCTTCAGACCACCTTGTACCTGTACGACAAGGTTCTGAATTAGGAGCGCACCGGAACCGTATTTCTCGATATCCGTCCGACCCGTGAGGCGCGGAGAAATCTCACCAGCATTAAAACTATTCTGCATCGGGTAAGATCGCGCCATATTCAACCCAAAATAGTTGGGCCACCGAGCCTACGCTCGCCCTGCGGCTCATCAGAATCGCTCGTAAGAATCGTAGGTGCGGTAGAAACACTGGGAGCCCGACGGTTAAAAGGACCAGCACCGCTGAGAAGTGTACGCGTCTGCTTAGCCAAGCCACCTATGGTCGGACCAAGCCGCGGTGGAACCGGCAAAGGTCCGAACCCACCCCCAGCGATAGAAACCAATGGTGTCCTGAATTCCGCAGCGATTGCGTTGCGCTGCGCGCTTGTGGGTGTAGTACCAACTCCGCGGCCACCGATGGGCGTCCGCACACCCTGCGCATTCACAGTAGACGACACAGAAGTAATGCCCTGCCTCCCGAATCGTTCCTCCACTGTGGCATCCACGAATTCTCGCTGCAGTCGTTGCTGCTCGTTATGGAACCCCGCCAAAATCGTCGTGCCCTGAAACTTACTACCCTTGAGTTCGTTTAAGCCCGAAAAATCAATACCCTGACTGGTGTACCAATTTAATTCTCGCTGAATGACCTTCGCAGCATCTAGTTCTGCATTGGGGTTACGAGCCAAATCAGCCGCTGACAATTCGGATTCGAGAAATCTTTTAATCGCTTTCTCTTCTAAATCCGCTATCTTAACCCTATCCGCCATCAATGACTCCTACTGACCCAGAAGTACATTTCGACCGATCTCGGCCTGACTCTCTCCACCGAGAATCGTACCTGTACCCCGGCCCGCACCCAGACGCTGCCGAGTGCGATTCCTGTTTTCGACTTCAGCTCTTTCTTTCTGCTTCGCTTCACGCGCGGCCAGATCTGCCCTGCGCTGCTGTTTCTTCTGCTGCTTCTTTGCGCTGATAGATTGCGAAACCTGTATACCCGTAGAAGCCGCTGATACTGCGATCCCAATAGCCGCTAAAGCCGGCACCAAACCCATATTACCCCCTACCACCTCGCATCGAGCCATTCGTCGGCTTCGATTTGATCTGGGATTCCTTCCTGCCCGTCATTGCTGCGCGCCTGCGCGACGGCGCGAATAGATTTTCGTTCTTTGTCCACTACCACACGATCGTCGCCAGTAATGTCTTCCGCCCAATCCGCCGCAAGCGTTGACGCGAGTGCTTCTCGGAAATTGGAACTCATCCGATTCGTATCAGTCACCCGGTAGACGTACTGGATCTCCAAAGGCGCATCGAGATCCGTCACGATCTCACCGTTCTCTACTTTCCATTTGCCGGTCCCTTCATCTTCGCCGTTGACTTCGAACATGCGGATGTAATCGGGAGGTAGCGGATAGGCGTATGCCGGACCCCACGCCGGAGCCTCCGCGCTCGCAGCCAACGAATCTCGCTTCAGCGCGAAGTTCCAGGGGTGGCGAGACAGCAACTCATCGCGCAATTCTGCGTATCGCTCATTGGCGAGCCGCGCAGCTTTGCTGTTTTCAGAAAACGCCGTGATCGGGGACTGCCCGAGCTTACGAAGCGCTGCATTCGCGATCCCAACATCTGAAGCCATACCACCTCCCGCGAATGCCCCGGTCTCTCTCCACCCCCGTAGAAAAAGAACCGGGGCGACCCTCGCACAGCAGAATCAGTCGCCAGCGATGTACCATGCTTCGAGCAGCATCTCGGTTTCCGCAGCCATCGCGGTGAGATTCGCCGATGCCGTCGCCACGATCGTGTACGTCTCCTGGGGATCGGCCACGACGCTCTCCGACAGACCGATTTCGAGCAACTCCCAGAGCGCCTTGCCCCGGTCCCAGTCGGCGAGCGTTGTCGACTGGTCGAAGATGTCACCACGAGCGATCTCGTTGACCTGATCGAACGCCGCGGCGAACAGATCCTCATCCCTCGCCAAACCCGTTTTCTTCGAGTACAGGCCGTAGTTGAACGTCGCGGTCGTGTGCCAACCAGCATCGCACGAAATAGCCAACTCGATGAGCCGGTCGCTGCTGTGCATATCGAAGAAGTGGATCTCATCGTTGTCTGCCAAATCCGCCGTGGAAGGAACCAGCACCCGAGCCAAATTGACGCGGACTCTCGAATGCTTACCACCGATATCCACAATCTTGTTGGGATCCAACTTCGTAGTCCAGTGCCCGGTAACACCCATGTTCGCACTGAAATGGTCGCTGTAAAATACTGTCATTTGCTTCTCCCTGAGTCACGACACCGCAACTCAAAATTCGAAGCGGGAACCGGCACGACACCGCACCGGCTCCTACTCCGAGACTTCCTTACGCAATATCGGCGATCACTTCAACGACGCCGGTTTCGTTCATGCGCGTGGCGCCGATGTCCATGCTCATGAAAACCTGCGTTGAGTAGTTCTTATCCGCCCGCTCACTGATGCGGCCGTTAGGCTCTTCACCGATCGCCAGTGCGATCGAGTTCTTGGCCCATGCGATGCAACGAGTGTCGGGAGTAGCGGTAGACTGCAGCCGCTCAGTGCGGACGAAGGTGAAACCAGCGAACGTGTCGATCTCGCCCGTCATCAGCAACTTCACCGAGTTGTAGTCCGCGCTCGACGCGGTGGTGTTATCCATCAAGTCCCGAATCTGCCGAGCACTACAGGCGAAGTAATACCCCTCATCGGGATCATTCTCCGCTGCGTTGAGGACCTCAAGCGCTTCGGTCAGTTGCGCGATGGTCAGAATCCCAGCGCCGCCCACTGCGATTTGGTAATCACCGCCAGGATGCGCTGCCGTCCCCGAACCATCGACTCCAGTCTTCGCATCGGCAAAAGCCGCTGCGATGATCACATCATCGATCGCCCGCCCGAACGCGCGCCCAAACGAGATCATGTAAGCGCTGGTCGGATCGTTGAGTACCCGAATCTGATCCGCCTTGTCCACGAGATCCGCGTGCTTGTACGGCGTCAACGTCACCTGACGCCTGGAGTGTGGTGTGTCGGTCAGCGGCGTATCGCCGTGCCGAACTGTAGCGGGCTGGGCCGTCACGCTCCCCAATTGATCGATGTACGCCTTGTCGCCGTTCGCGACGCGGACGAACCGCACCTTGTCTCGCAAACGGCTCATCCTCTGTTCGGCAAGGTGCGTGATCCCACGCTCCCATTGCTTCACAAATGCAGTCGTGATTTGCTGGGACATAATATCCCCTCCGTTTCGTTCGCTACTGTGAACGAAGGGGTTGTCCGCGCGAACGGGCCACCTTCTACGGCATTACGTGCCGCAGCCGACCGGGCTTTTCCGGTAAGCACCCCGGCCCATCGAATGATGAGTAATCGGGGAAGATGATCTACTTTTTCTTTGCCTCCACCTTTTTCTTCGTTGTGGGTGACGTAACGTCATCCAGTGTTCCTTCACCTGACGGGGGCGGAGGCGGAGGAGGCTTCGGTTTCACCCAATCCGCGATTTCCTGCGCACCCTCAAGTACGACCTCAACCGTGGTCCGCATACTGGACCGCTGCAGAACTGTATCCAAGGCTTCGAGCCGCCAGCGCTCGCCCCCAACAAAATCGAGGAACGCCGACGCAACCGAATCCAACGTTAAGAATTGCTTGGATTTGCCGCGGAACGGCAGCGCGCGTTTGTACATATACACGCGCAGCGACTCTTCGCTAGCAAAAACATCAAGTTCGAGAAGGCTTGTGCTGCTTGATTCCATTACAAAACCTCTGATTTTTGCTCGGGGTGTGCGTCCTTGTAGAGTTCAGTTATCCGATCCTGAATAATCTGGTGCTCGGGATGGTTGTCATCGTGAAGCGCCTTGTGACTTTCGAGTTTGGCAATTTCCTGTAGCGCCTGCTCCGGGCTCTTTCTGAATCCGCCTCCGCCCGTCTTCTCTCCGTGCAGTCCGGCTTCCTGGTACTGCTTCCCGATACCCATGAAGACACGGGCGAAGTCTGGGTGATCGCCTAGATGCGTTCCATCCGCGAGAATGAGATTGGATATCCTATCAGCGTGCTCCTCGCCCGCGGCTTTCCTGAATACACGCACAGCAAGTTCCGACGCCGCGTCGTAATTCGCACCGAGTTCTTCCTTGAGCTTCGCTACGCCCTGTTTGTGACCCTGTTCCGTGGTCGCCACCAACGCCGCGTGCTGCGTGCCCCCCACTTCGGCGTAGCCGTCCAAAATCTGCCGGATCTGACCGTTCGGGATGCCGATCTCATGGAGCTTGCCGAGCATCGACGTTTGGAAATCACCGGACCACGGCAATCCCTCTGGCGGCTTGAAGTCGCCCAGATCATAGTCTTCGGCGGTTTCAGGTACACCGATCTCCTTGCGGAAACGCGCGAGATCCGTAGCGTCGCCTTCCTTCGGGGGGATAATCCCCTTCCTACCGATCATCTCCGATGCTTCCAAGTGATTCTTCGCAAGTGTAGGGACATCCGGTATCGTGATTAGCGTGGGGTGATTCTGTATCTCTGCGGGGAGATCTGAGCGCCAACCCAGATCGCCGCCACTGGCTCCTGCCTCACCACCGGCTCCCGCCTCACCGCTACCACCACCGGCTCCCGCTCCTGCTTCGCCGCCATCGCCTTCGACTATGATGATCCTTCTTTCTCGGGGGTTCATACATTCTCCTTGGTGAGTTCTACAAGTTCGTCGTCTTTCATGTTCATCATCTTGTAAATCCTGGCAAAGACCCAGCGCCGTCCCTGACTGTGGAGAGCAGTGTCCCGCTGAATGTAACCAACATTATCAATAAGACAGGATCGAAATAAATCCGCGAGTACACGACCCCCAGCTTCAGTACCAAACACAGCGCAATAATCTTGGCGAAGCGCACGGCGCCTCCGGAAATTCCGCTTCTGCACTTTGTCGAGATCGTCGCTCATGCTGCCACCGCCTGCTGCGCGCCGGCAATCGCCGGAATCAGTTTCGAAGCTGCGTCGGCGCCTTCGAGCAACTCCTGCTTCTGCTTCTGCTCGTCCGCCAACTCCTGCTGCTTCTCACGGATCTCTGCCACGAAAGTAGCGTCCCGGACGATGGAAACGGGGATGCCCTTAGCTTCCGCAATTTGGCGGATAGCGACATCCGAATCCAAGTTGTCCATCGTACCGGGTTTGAACTGTTCCATCTCTGCAGCCACCGCGAAGGTTTCCACGATCGCCGATACATCACTGGCCTTCTGCGCGCGGGCAATCGGGCTGATGTACTCCACGAGCACGTTCTGGCCCGCGAGAACCGAAGGGATCGGATCGAGTCGACCGGAGCGAAGCTCGATCCCGAAGACACGCTGGACCATCGGCTCCAAGAGTTCGGATTGCAACCGCCCCAGAATCGGCGACAAGAACCGCTGCGCCTGCTGCACAAGCTCAAGAACCTGGGTCGCGGTCATGTAGGGGGAGTTGAACAACGGCAACACTTCGCTGTGAAATGCGCTCTGGATGTTCTGCTGCTTGCGGTTGACGAGATCGATTCCCAGATCCGGACGCCCTTGCGTCAGGAGCGGACGAACACTGTTCTCGCGCAGGCTCGTTGCTTCTTGGATATTTACCGAACCGGGAGCTGTCCGGAGCTGGGACATGACGCCATCGTTGTCCATCAACATCGGAGGATCAACCATCTTCTGAGCACCCTTGATGATGGTCTTCCACATAGCGTTGAGCATCTTCGCATCAGGCAAAGCCGTGATCCCCGGCCCGCGCCCGTAACGCTCGCCTGCGTCCTTGCTCCAACGCGCCACCATGACCGGGAGTTCCCAGAACCCACCCTCATCGATCAGGGTCTTCTCTTTTGAGTCCATATAGAGGCTCGACCACGGCATCCCGCTGAAATCGAGCCTGCCGGGCTTTACGTCCCTGTTCGGGCGGATGGCCTGGAGAATGTCGACTCTCTCC